GAGCATCAACATCAAATACATATCCTTCTGCACCAACAAGATTGCTAAGAACAAATCCTTTACCCGATCCAGCTCCGCCCGCCATGATAATGACGTTGTTGAATTTGGGATACGCTTTACCTCCGAAGGTGATCAGCGCCTCACACAATTCTTCTATTTGAGTTTTATCGTGAAAGTCTTGAAATCCTAGCATTTTCATTATCCTATGAAACTGGTCCAGTATAATTATCGATGAGCTTTAGCCCATAGTTATTTATACCTTTCTTCACTGTAACACCAGATTTAAACTTTAATTCATTTGCTTTAAATGGATCATAGTTGACATGGTGATGCCAGCGGCCGTAGCGCCAAACGAGCGTGGCAACGTCTGGATGCATGTCTACAAGCATCTGTGACTTCGCAATCGTACCAGAAGTATTGTATCGTTCTCTGGTCTCAACTAAATCTTCTGCTTTGATTGCTTCACCAGTTTCAGGATCATAACCAATTTCTTTGTGATAAAATTCTTCAGTGTTGCCACCTTTAAGTGTCTGTGTCGCGGCTTTACCTTGCAGAAAAGCATTGAACTGTACTGTACAGTCACCGTCTTTCAATACACGCAAACAAATATCAGTATCTTCATTGTAACGTCCACGCCAACGATGCTTGCAGTCATTGCGAATCAACAAGCAAGAATAGATTCGAGTGTTCGCTACAAATGGCGGATACTTCTGATTTGGTGCGCAGAAGAAACGATATTGTGGACCAGCAATCATCACATTCTCATATCGATCAACAAAGTCTTCCATGATCTTAAAGCATACACCACTGCCGACACGTATACGAACATTCTGGTGAAGTCGATAGAAGTCTTGAATGTTGTCATCGAGTACCCAGTGGCTTGTTGCGCCGATACTGATAGAGTGATCCCAGCACCAGTTTCTCGCACGACCAGGACCATCACCATGATTACTGAAAGGAGCAATCAGTAAAGTAACATAGTCTCGAATGCCGAAGTTATCCAGTGCTTTCTCATAGTTCTCTTCGTCTTGTGGTTCAATCGCGATGTAGTGTGGTACTTTCATGCGCGCCAAAGACTTAGAGGTAAACATGCTTTCATGTCTACCTTTAGAAATAATATAAACAGGATACTTAGGATTAGTCATCTATTCTGCTCCATATCACAGGCTTGTTATTCCACATCTTACACTCGGCTTGTATATATCCCTGTGATTTCATAAATGTATTGAAAATTTTTGACATATTTTTTTGATCAACAATCGAGTGACCGTGTTCGTACTGTCTAAAGTGACCGATAGACCATGTATTGAACGCATTAGCAATGATAAAGTATTTCGGCGATACTGCATCAATTATTTCTTTCACATGTTCAACTGGATTGTAAATATGTTCGAAATACTCAGAAGCAAAAACAAAATCTACATCGTGCTTCACATCATGGATAGATTCGATCAAATTGAAATCCATTCTTTCTGACATTATTTCACAGAATTTCCACTGCTTTGTATCTTTAAGATTGATAGCATAAGCATTAGCATTGGGAAAGATTTCTTTCAACGTGCAAGTACTATAACTGATACCACAGCCGATGTCAACAAAAGACTTGGTATCTTTTAGCACTTCATACATCGATCCGCCATAGGGAAGAGATGGCTTCATGAGTCTTCTAATATACTGTCTACTATATCCTACAAAGCAATTAAAGATATCAACAAAATAATAATCGTCATCATACACTTTAAATGCTTCGTCTAAGTTTCCAGCATCGAGGTGTTCGTACCAACGCTCGGTCAGTTCCGTGAACAGCGAGTTATCTTTCCGAATTCTTCTGGCTTTCTCTAGATCAATGTCAAACAGTGAACTATAATCTCTCAAAAAATATTCATATAATGCAATAGGCTTCTCTGTTAGAAAACTATTCATCATCTTCGATCCATCTCAACAAAGAATTTTTAGTGATCTCAAGTTTAGGATACCAGATAGATTTAGTTCGATCAGTGATATTCTGCTCTACTAGTTTAGCGAACGCATCATAGTCTTCTTTCGTTCGGAAATGGACACTGATAGTCTTATACGTTTTATTTTCTTCTTGATCAAACTCTGGCATATCTTGCCAATGTTTCTCCCAAGAGTTCTTAGGAGTTTCTATTTGAACATCAAAGAAATCTTCAAGAGTCGCTTGCTCTACTTTTTCTTTCTTGCCAACAAAGTTATCATAAGAACCAGATTCTTTTACATCTGACATAGTACTCTCCACTACAATTATTCATCATATGATACCACAACGGCATCTGACTTGTCAACAAAATTTATATAGCCAGCAGGTTCGCGTGAACGATATTCCCAATGATCACCTTCATCGCCTAGAAACGGCACAGTCTGACCAATCAAGTGGGAGTACCATTTGCTTTGATCCTTGCAAGTCTGTATCAGTAACATCTGTTTCATTTTCCACAATCTCCTGCCATTTTGGATTCTTCGCAAAAAACTGTATAGTCAATCCTACTTCTCTACCATGCGCTTCTATCTCCCAAGGATAATCATAGTAGTCAACTGAATTGAGTTTAATTTTCTGTGAATGCCACTTGTAAGTCATCGTTTTGCAACCGCGAATCAATTGCTTCATCTCGCCTTTGCACCACTGCTTCATGTGAACCAACTCATGCATCATTGTACGAAGAAACGTCTCCAAGTCGAGTGTGTTATCGATTCGAATCAGAAATTCAACAGGCGTTCCGCCATCTTCATTCTCCTCGTAATCACAGTCGGCATAGATATTTTCCTTCTGTAAGAGATTTTCAATGCCTTGCACCTTGATAGTAATCTCTCTTTTTTGTCTTGATAAAAATTTATCGACACAGAAGTCGATTGCGTCAAAAGCGATTCGTTTCTGATTCAATGTCAACTGGCTGTGTCGTTTTTTAGTCATGTCTTTTCCAAGATGTTCACAAGTCTAGATATTATTATACACGTTTTCTGGCGTAGTTGCAACATATGGATCATAAGGACAGTTGTTCATCATGCCATCTTCGACAAACAGATGCTCAACAAACAGATTATCAATGAGTGCTACGTATCGCCATGAACGACCACCGAATCCAAGATTGCGCTTATCGACAAGCATACCCATGCCTTCTGTGAATTCAGCATTGCCATCAGGCAACATCTTAATTTCTTTCACGCCGAGATGCTGTGACCACTGATACATTACGAATGCATCATTGACTGATACGCACCAGATTTCATCGACACCTTTGTCATAGAACTTCTGCGCCATCTCTTCGAAGCCAGGGACCTGACTGTTTGAGCATGTAGGAGTAAATGCTCCTGGCAGACTGATCAGAAGAATTTTCTTCCCAGCAAAAAGTTCTTTGGTCGTTTTGTAATCCCAGCGAAAAGGATTGTCGCCTTCAATACTATCATCACGCACACGCATACGAAACATCGCGTCTGGTAGAATCTGAACATCAGGTTCAGGCAAATCATCAAAATAAGTCATTCTATACTCCTTGTTGTTTAGATTGGCCTCCCGAGTAGGACTCGAACCTACAACCTACAGCTTAGAAGGCTGTTGCACTATCCGATTGTGCTATCGGGAGATGTTCGGTGAGAATTAAACTCTCTTTTCCAAGATCGCGATCTCAGCATCTTTACGTGCCTGCCAAGCATCCTGCGTTCGATCATTCTTCTCAAAGAACTTTGAGTTCTTCAAATTCTGTAGCGCAACTGCTCGCCGTGCAGTCTCGTTGTTTTTACGCCATGCTCTAGCCATACTATATCTCCTTAATTGGCTCCGCGTGGTGGGCTCGAACCACCGACCCAGTGATTAACAGTCACTTGCTCTACCTACTGAGCTAACGCGGATTTACTCTTCTACACTCTTACCGTTAACATAAATGGTACTATCAAACATTGTATATTGATTTTTGTTCGTTGTCAACTTATATCCATTAAAGCTAACAACTTTCTCGTTTGTCTCTCGCTCAATCGCTGTCTTCAGATCGCCAAGGCAGTTGTATCTTTTTTTCAATATATTCTTCGATTGTTTCATCAGCATCTACTCTGTAGTCTTCAAAAAAGTTACCGTACAATGGATCAACATAGTAATCCGTCTCGATAGGCCAATCAGTATAATTTTTGTTCAAAAAATCTTTCTTGTAATTATAACTGATATTGTCTCTCATTGCAATGGACGGTAGTCTAGAAGACATAATTTTTTCATCTTCTTCATTCCATCTAAGTGTCGATAGCAATTTTTTATTTCTGCGAATACAATCATTAGTGTGCCAGTCGAAGCCGCAATCGAAGTTGAAATCGTAATCTCTAGGATCACCACTCTGAAAATGCCTAGGTCGCCTCTTCTTTTCTGAGTGTGAGAAAGTCTTTATGTGCATGTAAAAATCTCTCGAACGTATCGAGTATCCTGTCATGTTTTCAGATAGAGCCTCGTACTTCAATCTGAGATTTCTATGTACGTCTTCTAGCGTATATACTTCCTCGACATACTTATGCTCGGCAGACTTTTTTGTTTCGATTGCAATTCGATCAACATCATATATGTATTTCAAGTATCTGTGGCTCTGTGAAATCTTATCCAGTTTATCGAAGTCTAGAAACGACTCATATAGACTCTTGTACCACTCTTTAGTCCACCACAACTCGGCCGCTTGATCTTTATACGAGTACAAGAAATCTGTATACTCGTAATGGTAAAAATCTGCTGGATGACGCTCGATGATTTTTGACATTTTTTCATAACTGCCTGTCCACAGAAAGTCATCGCCATCAACAGGTATCAGATGTGTGTAGTCAGAGTTAAGAAAATATTCCAATACAAAATTCTTACCTCGTCCTGGGGAACCTCTCAACCGTGAGTCTGATACAACTACCTTGTAATACTTCGAGTAAGTATCAACTACCCACTGCTTATAATTCTCATCCCATGTGTCAACAAAGATTGTAAGTTCTGGGATATATCCCATCTGCTTCATTGATATCTGAAGACTCTCTGGATGCTCTGAAGTTAAGATAGCGGGCAGTATTTTCATTTGCCGAATAGTTCTACTATATCAGGTCCAAACGTAGCAATACCGCCACCGAATCCAATGAATGCTACTAGTGAGATTATTAATAGTTTTGTACTGAAATCTTCTGTCTGTAGTTTAACACCAAACAATTCATTGCCCAGTACTCTAACGCTCATTTCAAATGTTGATTTATCAGTTTCCATCTTTACGTCCTGGATTCCATATGTCGTTTTGTCTCATGGCAAATGTTGTGTCTTCATAAGAAAAATCTCTGTGGTGAACTCTTCGAATGATGTTGAGTTCTACGACTGCATGAAAAGGGAACCCTTGCCTACCTGATCTATCTGTACTTACACTGTACTCAATGAGTGATTGAAGATATTCCATGCACTCTCTACTACCCCATAACAATAAAAGTTTCTCTTTGATATGAGGAAACTGTTCGTCAATAATACTGTCGGCCGAGCCTCTCTCTATACCAATTTCTGGAACTAATTCAAAAAGTGTTTTTGGTTGTTTCGTTAAGAATGGTGCCGCCACAAGGATTCGAACCCTGGACCTACTGATTACAAGTCAGTTGCTCTACCAACTGAGCTATAGCGGCTTTGGAGCGGGTAACGAGGGTCGAACTCGTGACCTTCTGCTTGGCAAGCAGACGCTCTACCAACTGAGCTACACCCGCAAAAGAAAAGGACAGCATTGCACTGTCCTTTCTTAAAAGTCTATGAGACTTAGACAGCGACATTGCTTTGCGCAAGTGCCCGATAGCCAGCGGCGATCACTGCACGAGACGCAGTGCCAAGACGATAACGTGCCGCACGAACGCGACCGCGGTTGTCTTTAGATCCGCTGTTGAGGTAGATAGGAAATCCACTCATACGCAGATCACTAACGAGGGCAGTTGGATTAGCAACACCAAAACGAGACTGAATCTGCTTTACAGTCAGAGTTTCACCACTTTGAAATGCTTCCAATACACGTTGCTTATTACTCATACTATATCTCCATAGTTTAGAAAGTTAAACAGAGAGTCATTTCTCACTCTCTTATACACAGTTTACTTGGAAGTTCTGAAGAAGTCAAGCACTTTCTCAAGTTTTTTTGTGAACTTTTCACACTTCTCTAAGTCACTGTATTTACACATATTAACAGGCTACAGAGCCAATGTCAATAGGCTTTCTTGTTTCCAATGTTGTATTTTGTCACAAGTTCCCAGTCTTTCTTTTCTTTGTGGGAAATAATCTTGATCTGACTCATTGGACAGGTCTCTTCGTCATCGATCTCGGTGACTAGCTTCACCAGACTCCACTCTTGAAGCAACCGCGCAATAGTGTTTCTTCTATGGCGATCTTCATCGCCGAAGTTGGTGCTTTTGCCGTCAAGTGCAAAGAGTTCTTTGAAGTGTACGATATAGTACTTACCACGTTTATGAAGGATGTGGCACGACTGATAAAGTTTTCTCTCCTTAGGAGATGCAATGCCGATGCGCGTCAGCGTCTCTCGGACTTTCAAGAAATCATCTTCCTTGTCAAGAATGATCTCGACAAAGGTATCAATTAAGTTTTCCATGGTTAACCACCCTTCTGTAGGTTCTCTTTTATAATTGTTATTTGCTCATCAGAAAGAACAGGTAACGTTTGAAGGGCTTTTGCATTACTATAACCATAGTATTCTTTTATCGCCTCAATATCATCGTTCTGCTCTTTTTTGAACCACTTCGAAAATCTCTTACGTGGTCTAATTATATTTAGCAAAAACTCATATTGAAGTTTTTTATCCAAATGAGTGAAACGATTCATCTCATTCGCCATAAAGATAGTGTCTTGAAAATAAGATAGTCCGCGATTGACTAGGAAGGCAGGATATTCTTTCTCAGCGATCTCATCATTTTCGCTGTCGCGCATCATGTTGTTTTTTGTGCTGTTGATACTGTTAAGATAGTCAAATGGATTCATTATCTGGCCTCAATTCTCTACTACGTTCCTCAATCACTTCCATTAGTTTAGCACATTCATCACACACAGTAAAGTCAATATACTCATCGCCACAGTCTATGCGTATGGTATGCGGCTGTGAACTAACCTCGTTTCTACATTGTGGTACTTCGCATTCCATTGCCATATCCTCGCTTGTAGTTTGACACAGTGTGTCGCGTCAATGCCGCAATCTCTTCTCTTGAGAGATCAGCGACATGCTTTAGCGCGGCTTGCTCTATTCTGAAACCAACTTTCTTCTTGCCATCTTTAGTTGTGTATCGTTCAAAGACTGGCGCTTCTTTGAGTGGTCTTGCGAAAAGAATCTTGCCTGCATGTTTATAATCTGGCCGCATCACTGGTGGCGCAAGAACGAAAAACAGATAGTCAACATTCATGCACTTCTTGAGTTGTCTCTCGCCGAATGATATCATATCTTTTAAGACATACGGCTGTTCTGTTTTGACTTCGACCGTATATGTCGTATCATCTTTTGTTGCTAGAAAATCTTTCTCGCTGTCAAACTGATCAAAAGAATCTTTCACCGTAAAGCCAGCTTCGACTAGCAGATTACGAATAATCGCTTCACCAGTCTTGCCTAGCATTTGTATTTCCATATCTTTTTGTTTCATAATATAAATCTCACATGGTTAGATAATTAACGCTCTCAGTGCTAAGTGAACCACCAAAGACATAGAAAGAGTCATGGTGATATTTGTCCATCTCATAGTAGCCTATCGACTTCATGTAGTCATCAACTGGCTTCTCTGTGCCAATTCTAGTCTCAAGACATATCACTGGCTTGTATTTCTCGATTGTATTCTTTGCACCACGGAGTGCGGCGAGTTCAAAGCCTTCTACATCCAACTGCATGAAACTACAGTCATCTAGACATAGAGAATCAATCGTGAGCATAGGATACTTATTACCAGCGACTACGTTATTCATGCCTACGTTATGCGAGCAGAATCGATTGACATCAATCAGACCAAACGTTTCACCGACAGCCGCTTGCAACTTGACGATGTTGTCTTTCTGACAGTTGTTAACGAGACAGTGAAAACTCATAGGATCAGGCTCGAATGTATAGACACGCTCAAACATGTCACTCAGCAATCGTGGATACATTCCTTGCAGTCCACCTGCTTGTACCACAACACCAAACTTTTTGACATGCTTTTGTATCAAGCCTTTGATTGCATTCTGCCAGTCTTCTTTAGGCCAACGATAGCCTTCCCAGTCTTCTGCAATCCATAGCCACTGTTCTACATCATCGACTTGCTCTTTAATGATGTGTAGAAGCTCTGAATAGCCTTTCATTGAGTTCTAGAAACTAAGAGATCATATGCGGCATCGTGCATTTCTTTTGCTTCACTATATCGCTTGACCTGTGACTCTACAGCTTCAACGATATCTGGATGTTCACCGATACCTACAGCAGATTTGCCATATACATCAATGTTCAAACTCGCCGCTTGCATCTCTGCATTGTATTTGTCGATTAGATTTTCTAGAATTTTAATATCCATGATATTCTCCTCACTTAAATTCACAGTTCGCCATGACCTCGGTCAGACAGGCAGTAGTGTTGATTTCTTGGTCAGCGACAAACGCAGACTTGTATTGATAGTCAGCAAGAATCAATACGAGTTGAGGTATGCTCGCTGGCTGTAAAAATTCTGAACACTTATTATATATCTGACGAAAAAGTGATACTGCATCTGTATCAGTGTTCATCGCGATCCACTTTCGTATAGCAGTGAAATCTTTCTGTTTCAGACTCTTCACAAGTTCATTGATTGAAATGTCTTGGAAATTTGCTAGGATGCCAGTGTCAATCTTACCACTAGCAGAGTATCGTTGCAGTTCATTGAGAATACGGCGATTGTCTGGAAAATGTTTGTTGATGATTTCAACAATGACTTGCTTGTCATACTCAATGTTTTCTTGGTCAAGTATGTTGCAGGTACGTTTAAACATCTGTGCCGCACACTTGACCTTATCTTCACCAGACAGCTTGAATTCAATCACAGAACATCGTGAGTGTAGTGGCTCAATGATTCGATTCTTAAAGTTACAAGTCAGAATGAATCCACAGTTGCTAGAGAATTCTTCCATGAAGTTTCTCAGTGCGGGCTGTGTTGACTGAGGGTTCAGATAATCTGCCTCATCTAGAATGACATACTTGCGACCACCCATGAGCGACATGGACGATGCAAAAGTCATGATTTGATTTCTAAGTGTGTCAATGTTTCTATCAAGAGAACCGTTCACCACGATATAATCGCAGTTGAGTTCTTCGAGCATTGCTTTGGCAATCGTAGTCTTACCGACACCAGCAGTGCCAGATAAAATCATATTAGGGATATTTTCTTGATCTACGAATTGTTGGAAGGTAGCTTTAAGCTCAGGCGGTAGAATAGTGTCCTTTACTTTGGCAGGACGATACTTTTCTACCCACAGGAATTCTTCGCGCATAACATAATCTCCATAATGTATTAAATTCATGAGTAGCCCCGATGACGCCCTTCGCTCTCATGACAAACACTCTCCCAAGTGCTTCCCATATAACCATTACAACGTAGAATTCTTTTCGATTGCTACCCAGTATTCTACGTCAGAACCCTTGAAGTGTGAGATACCAGCACCACCCTTCGAGTAGATTGATACATCATAGTCTTGGCTGATCAACTTCAAGTTATCAATTTTGAACACAGCACAGAACTCTTGATCAGTCTCACCGACTACAACATCATATTTATCAGATGTTGTATTTTTAGTGTCAGTGCCTCGAAGAATAATCTTACCATCTTCACCAACAATTGTCAACTCAGGAAAGTCCATGATACCAATTGCTCGGCGCACTTCTTCCAGATTTGATTCGGTAATCTTCATCGACACCACTGATCCATCGAAAGCTGGATCTTTTTGCGGCGGTGACACAACTAGATCAGTCGGCGCACACGTAAATGTAACCACTCGTCCGTCAGCAAAAATCTTGAGTTTCTTCTCTTCAATCTCAAACGTTGGATCTGCAAAGCCACGGAACGTTGAGAGAATGCCAAGAAATCTAGACAGATCATAGATTGCAAACTGTGTCTCTACCTCGTGATTTAGTCTCGCTTTCGCAATGACTGTTTTCGTTGGCGAGATTGTCCTAAGAACATCACCCTCATTAAAAACAATCGAAGGATTGATTTGAGAAAAATTCTGTAACACTTCAATTGAACGATCATTGAGATTCATTATATACTTCTCCTATTTCTTTTTACCAAGTTCTTTAGCGTCTGCGGTGGCCGCGGCTCCAACAGATGCTAAATGCGCTAATGATCCACCAAAGATATAACTGCCTACGTGCTTCAGTTCCATCCAAGGACATAACCAAACTTTCATACCCATTCTCTGTACATTATAGCAGAACATATAGTCTTCTGACAAGTACCTATTTGAATATTCTTTTGTATGAATTCCTGTAGTTTTATCTGACAAAAATTCTACCACATCATCTCGTGATGCATCAGGATTCTGATCATAGAACGCATTGATTTCATTCATAAGATTCTGTGACTTGTCATCAATCAGCGCATCAAAATATGCCATGATCTCACGACTGCCATCGAAGTTAGCCGTTCGAACATGATCTGGGCGATACTTGAACTGAGGATATGCTTCATCGTATTTGTGAAACACTTCTTTCTGAATCATCATGAAACCAGTGCCGCCTTCGAGTACCTGACATGGCTCGCCGATCTTAATCGCGCCATCTTTATCAGTGCGTAAAGGATTAAATACATAGTCGCCTACGAAGTTCTCAAGTACATTAGGATCTTCGTCAGCAACACCCTTATCGACTGCTCGCTTGATCTTTTCCCATGAGATAGTCTTCTTAGGATAAGGACCACAGAGAACGTGATAGTCTGGATTCTGACAAGACATACCTAACATCGCAACAACATCTTCAGCTTTGAAACCAATGTCAGCATCAATAAACATCAAGTGAGTACAGTCCGAGCGCATGAATTCGTCTACACAGTAATTTCTTGCTCTCGTAATTAATGATTCATTGAACAAGAAATAGAACTGAAGAGGAACTTGGTACTTAGCCAAGAGACCAGTTAGATCAGCAATAGACTTCGTGAACATACCAGCACACTGACCGCCATACATCGGAACAGCGAGAAACAGTTTACACTGTCTCAATTCTTCCATTTTAATTGTTAATTCCATAGTGTTTCCTCTAAGTTTTCAATACTATAACAGATGTTGTCATGGTTGTCAAGCAAATTTTGGAGTGAAGTCATACCAGTTCCTGTCGATAGCGCCCTGATTTTCAGCGACTTGTACTGAGATTGAGATTCTAGGCCCAATCGAATGCGCCCTGTGAAATATTCCTTTAGGCAAATAGAGAACGTCACCTTCAGATAATACCTCATCAATGAAAGGCTCATGCTTCGATTCTTCTTCTTCAGTCATTATGTTCTTTTTGCCATTGGTAAAAATTGGATAAACTTTCCAATGAACTTTTCCAATACTGTGAATTATGAAGTTATCCAAACCGTCGGCATGACACTCGAATGAATGCGCACCTTTATTCTGTGAACAATAAAAATGTGCATCAGCCGCACAGCCAGCTTTTACTATTGACTCATAGCCTTTCTCAAATCCGCCACAGATAGAATTGATGTTAGGTGTCAATTTTCCAGCTTTTGTCAAAATTATCGATGTGTCATTATTATACCATAATGTCTGCAATCTCTTTGCATCAAACCAATAGTCTTCTCTACGCCAGAACTTAGAACCCTCTGGTTTCAGGTAGTTAGGTCCTGGCTTTTCCATGCAGAGTTTCAATGGCATTGGTTCAGCAGGAACAATCGCCTGTAAGCCAGATACAGCCCTATCATTGCTAATGTACTCACTGAACTTTTTCCATGATATAATATCAGAGAAGAATTTCTTTCTTACTTTGTTGCCACGTGAGACGAATGGCTTCTTGCCTTTGTATTCACTGACAAACTCTTCTTCTGAAATAGGATCAATAAGGTCTTTAAATAACATTATTTTCCCTGAGAACTTGCTCTACTTGCTCTTTATAACTAGGCTCAGTTCCATCAATTTCTACAATTTTATGAAGTTCGGAATCTACATATTGATAAGCCTCTTCGCCGCCGCTGACGACTCTATCAATAAACTCTCTACATTCTGCTTCTGACATAAAAATTTTGTCAATAACATTTGCTTTTTTCCATGATGCATCAGTATCAATCACTGGTGACCAAATACTAGCGTCTTTAGATATTCTCGTATAAATTTTATAAGGCATAATATTCTCCTATGTTGCTATTCTAGAAAAGTTTTTAATCTTTTCAAACTTGATCACGCTGTGAAACTTATCAAACAACTGATCACCTTTGTGACTGATTACAAATACATTCGTATCGCCAGCCAACTGCGTGATGATCTTAAGGAACTCTTCTGTTCCAGTGTTATCGAGAGAACTATCGAACACTTCGTCCATGATCAAAAGATTGGTGGAGATTGAGTTGCGTAACTTAGCGACTGCTCTCCATGTGAATAGCAATGACAAATCAATCCGCATCTTTTCACCTTCTGAGAAGGACTCATATGTAAATTCATCTCTAAATCGTGACTTAATTTTCTCGTTGAAATTCTCATCAAGTTCAAACTGAACAAAGAATTCCATAGTTGCGAGATACTTATTCACTAGCTTATTTATAATAGGAATATACTGTTTTATGATTTTTGCTTTAATTCCTGAATCTTTTAGCATAGATACAGCGACATCATATTCCTCTTTCAACAGTAACGCTTTCTCATGTATCGCTTGTGTCTGCTTGATCTGTTCTTCCAAACTCTTTAGTTCTTCAAGCGAATTATCATCAGTCACATCTTCTTCGGTTATCTCAGTCTGGAACTGTTTGATCGCATTAGTTGAAATCTTGATATTAGAATTTTCTTCCATTATCTTTTGATTCAGTTTGTTTATCTTGTTTTGTATTCCAGCTATCTCTTCAAGACGCTCATTGATATCTTGATATTCGTCGGCGAATGCTCTAATACCATCTTCGAGTTCCTGCATCTTATATTTTTGTTTCTCGACACGTTTCTCGACAAATAAAGAGTCGAGGTCTTGCTGGCACGTAGGACACTCATCATTGTTTTCGAAGAAATCAATCTCTTTTGAAATCGTTTCTATCTTACTACTCACACGATATTCTAGCTCACGTAACTTTTTCAGTTTCGTTTTCATTCTATCATGATCTTCAATGAACGCCTCAAGCATTCTATTTTCATTCATGTAGTGTTCTATGTTTGCTTGACTCTCTTTAATTTTTATATTGAGTTGCTGAATCTTGTTTGCTTTTGCTTCTCTATCACTGCACTTCAACGAGCGAATCTGATTCATATGCTTCTTGGTCATCTCGACCTTCTGCTCAAGTAAATCAATGCTATGTTTTGCTTCTATGATTTCATTTTTATTATCAGTAATTTTCTGTTTAAGTATGCCATGCATGATCGAAAAGATTTTGATATCAAGCAAATCTTCGATGACATCTCTTCTCTCTTGCGCTTTGAGTTGCATAAACGGTGTGAAATTAGCAGAGCCAATCACGACAATTTGAGTGAATGATTTATGATTGAGTTTGAGAATATTTTTCTCTAGATGCTCTTGATATTCTTTAACTGAAGCATTTTGATCGACCAGAACATCATTGCAATAGATTTCAAAAACAGCAGGCTTGATGCCGCGAATGACTTTATAGTTTTTCTCTTTGATCTGGAATTCTATCTCAACGAGACAGTTTTTGCCTGTTATGCTATTGACAAGTAATGGCTTGTTGATGTTTCTATATGGTCGACCATATAACGAGAAGAGAACAGCGTCAAGTAACGTAGACTTGCCTGCGCCATTCTCGCCTAGAATTAATGTATTCTGCGAACGATTCATATCGATCTGAGTCCACTGATTGCCAGTGGACAGGAAGTTCTGCCAGCGTACTCGCTTAAAGTGAATCATTATTCAACACTCAATGCTTCGTGATACAAATTCTCGAACAATACTTTTAGATTACTAGTTTTCGTATCATCTAGTTTCAGATTATCAATATATGTTTTCACAATAGTCACTGTGTCCTCTGCTTCATCAATGATAGAATCATCTTCGACATTCAGATTCAAGTTATCTTCTACGACTTGAATGTGCGATGGTAGACATGCATTTATTCTGTCAACAAATAAATCAAAGATGTAAGGATTCTGTTTGTTCTTTACAATCACTTTGACTTGCTTGTTTTCAAGATACGAGAAATCTTTAGAGAGAATATCATCCTCACTTTCTACAATGTCATCATAGAATACTTTATAGAACATACTATATGGATTCTGAATGAATGTCAAGTCTTTTGTTTCGGTGTCAAAGATATGAAAGCCGCGTGGATCATCATAGTCACTCCATGTCATCTCGTATGGTGCGCCAAGATAGTGGATATTTTCGCGTGAAGATTTATGGTGAAAATGACCTGACATGACAGACTCGAACTTACCAAATACTTTTCGATCTAAGCCGTGATCATTAATTGATCCTTTATACATCTCAAAGCCTTGTAGTTCTAAGTGACCCATAACAACAGTGGCAGACGTACTGGAGATTCTCTCCATTGATTCTTCAGTATTATCTGGTGAGATCCATGGTACAAAAAGTATTTTTAAGCCATCAAACTCTACCTCAGTCGTGGCGCTATAGACAGTGTATTCATACTCGCCTAAGAGGAGTTCTGGTGAGTTTACTCGATTGGTATTTTTATAATAGATGTCATGATTACCAACGATGCAGTGAAGATCGATATTCTTATCTCGTATGGGATCAAAGAAATATTGTTTGCATCTGTTAAGAGAGTCAAAATTGACATACTTGCGCCTGTCAAAAATATCGCCTAACTCAATGATCGTGGTGATGCCATGTTCTTCCAGGAATGGGAAGAAAAACTCTTTATAGAAGAAAGAAAAGTAATCATGAAATTGTGCATTGTCGCCTCGCGCACCGAAGTGCTGATCTGTAATAAGTGCTATTTTCATAGATAAAACTCTTGTCTAAAAGTACTATAATAGCAGGTAAAAACTCGTTTGTCAAATAATATACAACTTCCTTTTATGCTCCCAGACAAGATGATCTAAACCTGTTTGGTCTAGTATATCCAATGCAGTAGACATTTTATTGCAGATAGGTTTTCCTGCGACATTAAACGATGTGTTTAGTAAGACATCGGTAGGATGAATCGTTAATAAGTCATATAGTAAAGATGACTGATCCTTTGTGACTGTCTGCAATCTAGCTGTGCCATCAACATGTACAACAGAAGGAAATACATCTCTATATTCTTCACGTACTCTAGGACAATAACCCATAGCTTCCATATTTTCATAATCTGTACTTTCAAAATATATTGGCGCGTCTTCTTTCCTGCATACTGGAGCAAAGGGTCTGTATATTTCGCGAAATTTAACTTTCTTGTTTATTTTGTCTTTAGTGTCAGCAAACTTAGGATCAGCAAGTATTGACCTATTTCCAAGAGCCCTAGGTCCTATCTCAGAACGACCTCTGAACAATGCTAGTATCTTTCCACGTGATAGCAGTTTTGAAATCTCTTCCAAGGAAGTTTCACTACTCATGAGCAACAAATCTTCAATAGGAAAATCATTCTGTATTTGCATTCCTGAATAGATAAACTCAAAATCAGTTTCAATATCATTCGTTATCATCCACTGTAACATATTACCCATCGATAATCCACTATCATCTGGATTAGGAGGAACAAAAACATTAAAATGTGGATATCTGTCTTTTATTTTTTGATTGAGTAGAACATTCAGTGCTACTCCACCCGAAAGTACTAAGTTATTATCATGTTTTTGAATGTCAACTTTGTGATTTTCAATTGTCGCGAGAGTAGAATTTTCTATTTCTTTCTGAGCAACCCACATCATTTGTTTTGCAAATGATTTCTGTGTTTCTTCATCAGCATCAAATATTCCAGGCTTTATTTTATTAATATTATACAAAGTCATTCCGAATTTAGGTTTTTCTTCGTGAGGATTAGGAATTATGGTTCTGAAGTTTTTTCTCAGTTTTATTTCCATTTCTCTGTCTGGCATTTCAAATGCACACATTCCCATACCTTTACCCGCACAGTCTAACAACTCAGATCGCTTTCTGGTTGTTACGATTTGACGTTCTTTTATTTTTTTACTCTTGATAATCTTTTTAAAGTTTTTTATATGATGTGGCTCTTTTTTTGAGTTCCACAATGCAAGCGCAATATCTGAATATGCATTATAACAGATACCATTCATTTCTATATATTTTTCTATGGTTGTCAAATTATTGTCTATGAATGAATAAAAATTAAAAGATTCTCTATCACCTTCACCATCTTGCGAAAGAACCACACACTTGTCAAAACCAGACTGTCCATATGCACACCATGCATGTCTCTGATGATGTGTATTTGGAGAGTATTCAATCAATGAGTTTTTGCATACATCTAACTGCAAGATAAAATTAAGCGATCTTGCTATAGGCGAATCTGAGTCAGGTATGTTATCTTTAAAGCCCTCAGGAATATTAACAATAAGTAAATCAATTTTTTCAATTCGTAGTATTTTACTTATGTAAAATTGTAGTGCCTGTTTAACTGTTTTTCTTCTGTCTTGATTTCCAGCATCTCTCCAGAAACTAAAATGTTTAATATCTAACAAGGTAGACAGACTAATATGAAACAATTTTTTAAATTGATGATGGTAGATTGTTACGCAATTATCATGACCTTCAAGATAAAAGGACATCACTGTGTTGATTGGTGTTTCAGTCTTCATCAATAAATTTCTCCAGACCTACCTTCTCAGTCTTTGATTTAGTTTTTTTCTTTTCGAATTTTTCAAGTATTGGTATCATCTTCTCATTTGTCAAATCAATGCTTGCATATATTTCTTGATCTAACGGATCGTCTGACAAACTCATATCAACAGCTAAATTTTCAAGTGACTTAAATTTGATATATGTCTGCTTCTTTTCTTTTTCTATTCGGCGCAAGAATGCATACCAGATAATCTGTGTGAAGTAAGCAAAAGGATTTTTAGATTTTTCAGGATTAAAACTGTGAACAGCAACAATACAATTCTCTAGGCCATCACTGACCATTTCATCTTTATATGTGTAACCAGAGAAGTTGACTTTAGATGAAAGTCTCGTTGCTATCATTAAAAAACACTCACCAATTTTCTCTGGAATTCTTGGTAAAGGTTTATCCTGACTTCTGGCCTCATTACATTTCTCTCTGTAATCTACCAACATTGCATAAAACTCTTTGTTATCAATGTAGTTACTCATAATAAATCCTTAATGTAATTTTTTATTAGGTTTCAAGTTTTGAAAAAATTGCTCGACTAGCTCTTCAGCTTTTTCTTCTTCTTCATTCTGGTCGAGAACATCGCCCATTATAGTATTATAGTTTAAATTGTTCATTTTATCAACTGCTTTGAAATAATGATCTACTACAAATGGAAATATTTCTCTGTGTGTCGATACTATAATATCTTTTTTGAAATAAACATCAGAAGATGAATCATACGGACAATATTTATTAAAGTAGAACGCATGATTTCCTAAGTTATTTAGTCCGTATCGGATAAGCATAGCGTCAGCGATGTCGATGCCTCGATCATTCTCTGACAGTAATCTACCGACTACCTCACAGCCGTCAACGAGATGTAGAATTATTACTTTATCTTCAGTCATTAGGAATTCCTACCGTATAGATTTTGTAATCAAATTTTTCTTCATCGTAAACCTCTATGCGTTCCAGTAGGTGTCTGAGAGTAAAATTTGTTGAGGATTTGTAAGACAAGTCATCGGATATGTCGTATAACACAGCAGAAGATTTTGTGTCTGACTTTCTGAGACCTCTTCCAATAGACTGCAAGTTTCTGATTTTTGATTTACTTGGCGATGCAAAGATAACATTGTGGAGATTCCGAATGTTGACACCAGTACTAAAAGTACCATAACTTGCCACAATGATAGCGTTACTTTCGCCTTCAACAACTCTACGTATGTCATCTCTCTCTGCTCCGTCTACGCCGCCATGGATGAAGAATACTTTTCTCTCACCATCGCGATCTCTGATGCAATTCGTCAGTACTTGTCCGTGTTTGTCCACATACTGGAACAATATCAACGTATTGCCTTTCAGCGAGAGAGCAAGATTGGTGATAAACTTGTTTCTCTGTTCGTTTGATACGATGAAATCCATTTCATCTTGATAGCTCATTTTCGATACTATTTTACGTGTTTCTTCTGGATATGTCAATGTAATTATCTTGATCTTAAAGTCGGCAACTGTTCCTTGATCCATCAGTTCTTTCGTTGTGATCACTTTATTGACAGGACCAAATAAACCCTCTAGCACAAGTTTATGTGTCTGTGTGCCGTCCAGAGTACCTGTAAACCCATATCTATACTTAGTATCAGTCATCTTTGACATGATAGATGTCAGCGACTTAGCTTTAAATAAATGCGCCTCGTCACCAACGACAACATCAAACTTCTTGAACCATTCTTTCTTCTGCTTGTATATAGATTGCCATGTAGTGATGACGATAGGTCTATCAGTATCTTTGTCTTGACCAGAGAATATTTTATGACAATATTTCTCAGACTTAAATCCGTATGATTCGAAGTCGGAATACATTTGATGAACGAGAGTTGTCGTAGGAACAATGATCAATGTAGGGCGCAAGTAATAGCGCAGAATCATATAGATAATGAAAGACTTACCAGACGCTGTAGGACTAACGAACAGACCGCGTCTGTAGCGAATTGCATCGATAAATGCTTCGACTTGATAATCTCTGGGCTCAAGAGTAAACTTCTGTTCTTTTAAAAACTCAGCCGCTTCGACTACCGATAAAACTTTTGCTGAATTATCATAGTCATATTTTAATGTGTAGCCACGCTCTTTACAAAACTCTTCTACGTAGTGCATGAGACCAGAATATAGCAACTCATTCATAGGATTGTAAAGTCTTATATTACCATCCCAGACTTTATTGCGATATGCAGGCATGAATTGATAACCAGGAACTTTGAAAGTAAAAAACGCAGACAACTCCTGAGCGATACCTTTGTCTGATATCTGTATCTGCGTATGTACCTCGTCTACTTTCTTAGCTGTTAAAATCATTCAATAATTGTTCTCGTAATATATTTACCTTCTTCTGCTTCACTTACTAAGATTGACATGTTTTTCAATTCATCAAACCAGTTGTCGCCGTGATCTTTCTTGAGTCGTTTCATTACAGACATATCAGTGCTATCATCACACTTTGAGCAAGGTGCAATTAAGTCTCTTCGAGCATTTTGTAGTGCTTTTCTTATAAATTTTAGCTTTTCATCGTTCGCATACATATCGAACAATCTTCTTTCATGTATGTTTCCTATCGTAACTTGATTGAGCCAGTCGTTGCAACACATCTGATAATCGCCATCATAGTTAATGAATATCTGCGTGTGTGGATGTGTACATAGCAAGGCTTGAGATTGATTACTAAAAAATCCAGCTCTGTTATTGAATGAATGTTTCCATTGAAATCCATCAGGTAAAGGATTTGCCTTATCTTCATAAGATATCTTGTTTATCTCTTCGATTGAAGTGCCATCTGGCTTATATTCGTTCTGAACATATTGGTCGTTTGGTAGTTTCTCATACTTCTCACAACGTTCTTTATATTCTTCTTCGCTGTCATAGCTGTTTAAAATCAACCAATCAAGTTTAGGTGAAACAGAATCCCACCATTTTTCAATTGAGAATCCATTGGTTGTAAGTCTGAGTTTCCATGTCTTCTGAGGATGATCGGCGATCATAGAAACAATCATCTCAAAGTGTTTATGCAAAGTTGGCTCACCACGTCCAGCGAGTTCTATCCATCCATTGTATCCATACTTGACGCACTGTTTAAGTACTTCTGCAACAGTGTCCAGTGACATTTCTTTTTTCATGTTAGGATATATGATGTCATCAACACGAGGACAAAAAGAGCATGTGCGATTGCACTGTGCTGTAATATCTAAATCTATTCTATAGCACGAGTCCACAATCTGTTTCATTCTTTTATTCATATATCGTTCATCCTGAATTTCTCAAAATCAATTGCAGACTTAATGTGAAAGCCTCTATTCGCTAGAGTCTTGATGATAGATTCGAGAACATTTAGTTTTTCTTGTTGATATGCCAACTTGAGATTGAGCGCAATGATATCACTGTCAGCATCAATATAATTAGCAACATCTGTTTTAATAATCTTGCCTTTTGCTGGTAGCTTCCAGCCTTTGGCTATGTGTTCTTCAGTTGGTCCATCCATATAAAATTCTTGCTTGTCAAGTCTCAATGTCTTCATGTCTGCTTCCATCTTTCGTAAAAGCAAACGTTCTCTGGAGAATATCTCGTAGTATTTATGATGCAGTTTTGCGATGCTTAGAGCAGAATTGCCTAACTGCGTGGGATCAATTTCTGCGTCTTCTTTCCATAATGCAAATATTTCATCAAGTGTCATTATTTACTCTCTCATTTTAAGTTGGAATGCTATGCTTAGTCTTCCTTGTGTATTCATTTTCTCTGGCGGAACAGCTTTGTGAAACATGTTTGATGGAAATAAAACAAACGAACCAGGACTAGGATAAGCATAATGTGCAAGATATCTTGGATCGTCTTCGAATATCATTGTGCCTGATCCATGATTATGATTCCATACTGGATTCAAAAAAGTTATAGCAGTAAAACGTGCGCTTTTTGAATCTGTATGCGCAGTGCTATAATCGCCATAAAAGAACCAATTCGTTAAAGTATAATGAATATCTAAGTGAATGTCAAGTTTTTTGCTTGACCAATCAATAATATTTCGGCCTACCTTATGAATAACTTGAGTAACACTAACTGGCTGTTCATCAAACATGCATAGATTTTTGAATCCGTATTCGCTGTCGCGAATCAGTTCATTTTCTCTTTCAGATCCAGATGTGCCAGCTGGCCTGAATGTGCCATTCTTTGTTATTTCATCAAAAAAATATTTACATTCATCCTCTGACCAGAAATCAAAAACACTGTATATTCTGTTTTCATCTTGTGAGTTTTTTCTCTTGACAAAGACTTTCTTTACAATTGGATTCTGATTAGGCATTATACTGGCGTGAATGTATAGTTCTTAAATTTAAAAGTAACGCTTGCTTCGATGTATTCAATCGCGGAATCTCTTGTGTCTAGAGTGATATCCGTTAATCCAACAGGAAACATATCTTTGAAATCAATACGAACAAGAGGATTCATTGAACTAGATAGAATCATTACGTTGCCGTCTGAATACAATCCATCGCCAGAATATGATGGATTGTTTGCTAAGTCGCTGTATTGTTTGAACTCATCAGGAAAGCCAAGTCCTGTGATCCAATTGAACATTGCAATGTAGTTGCTCAAGTCCTCATTGATCTTAAACGTTAGCTGAATGTCTCCATATATGATATGATCGCCAGCACGAGGAATAGTTTTGAATGGTGTTGGTTGTTCGTAAGCACCGACTTGTATGCCAGGGACATTGATGCTCTGAACAAAGAAGTTAAGATCAGGCGCTCTAAGTATGTTGAAGTTAAAGCCTACAGGCGATAACATGTTCTTATTAAATTCTGCCATTATCTGCTCTCAGTGATTAGTGTTAGTATAGTATTTATCTGTTTCACAATTGAATTATACACAGGACAATACTTTCTGTCAAGCAAAAAAAAGCGGCCCGAAGGCCGCTCTAAATTAGTCAGGGTTGGTGCCCTGCTTCTTTTTATTATAGCAAGTTTTGTACGATAGTACGACGGTAGTAGACGTTAGAGTCTTCAGTCAGCGCACCAGATGTAGCACCCGCACCAGCGTGGAAAGGATTAGCGACCATGCCGTAGCGAGTCTTAAAGCCAATCTTAGGCTGGAAAGTGTCTTGATCAACCGCACGAACCATTTGCAGAGGTACGTATGGGCAGTAGAACAAGCCAGCGTCAAATGCGTTTGCACCCTTGTAACCGATAGTCATGTAGTTACCAGTTGTATAAGGATCGATGTAAACGCGATAACGACCGTTCAGTACACCAGCGAAGGTGTTACCAGTGTCGTCTACTTGCAAGTTGTTGCTGTTCAGAGCAGGAGTGTAATCAAGTACGCCAGCCATCTGAAGAGCAGATGCTACGTCAGAAGAACAGATGATTACGTTACCCTTGCCTCTACGAGTTGCTTTTGCAATCGCGTTGGCTTCACGCTCGATGTGGAACATCAAACCCTTGTACTTTTCAACAGACCAACGACCGTTGGCGTCAACGTCAAGGTTGAAGATACCAGTTGCGGCAGTACCAGTTGCAGAACCTTTAACAGCAGTAACGTTAATGGTACGAACAACTTCACGGTTGATTTCAGCAAGAATTTCAGCCGCAAGAATGTTGCTCAATTCTGCTTCTGCGTCAAGACCATGAACTGCTTTCAAGTCTTGAGCCAACTCAAGGCTGTAGTCAGCCTTCAGCGCACGAGTGCCAGCAGTAACAGTTACTTTGTCGATGCTGAATGCCATCTCGCCGAACTCGTTACCAGAAGAACCCAGTGATTCAGCAGTAGCAGTAGCCATTGCGTCACCGTAGTTATAGGTATTACCGGCTGCAATTGCCGCAACATCAGTACCGAAGTCAGTACCAACGTGTTGATCACCAACTGCGTTAGTAGTACCAACTTTAGTTGAGAATGCAGTGTCAGCTTCGTTGAAGAATGCTTCGTCACCAGCTTGGTTCGCATAGCGAGACTTCATAGCGAAGATCAAGCCAGTAGGACCAGTCATGGGCTGAACGCCACATACGTCATATGCCATCAAGTTAGGCATTGCACGACGGACAAGTGAGATCAGAATAGGATCGAAGCCCTGGATAGGACCTGTAGAACCTGAACCCATACCCTGTGCGCCAATAGCGTTAGTAGGTACGGCTTCTGAAAGAAGATTCTGTGAAGCACCCATCTCTGCGTTTTCACGAAGAGCGCGTTCGGTGTTTTCAAGAACCATTGCAGTTACGGCGCGGCGATGCGTATCTTGGATCTCAGGAAGATCAGGATGCGAAATAACCGGCGCCCATTTGTTTTGAATTTGCTCATTTAAATTCATATTAGTAACACTCCTATTTGGTATAGTTTGGGCTTTACGTTATATTTATATAAAATTATTTTCTAACAGTGCTAGAAATCGCATTGAAGTAAGGCTTCATTTCTGCCGATATCTTTGAAGTTTCTTCAGGTGCATCATTCGAGCCAACTGATTCTTCTTCTGTGATTAAACCGGTAGTAGGTGCTTCCTTACTAGATTCAGAGAAATATTGATTGCGAATAATATTCAACTTCTCTCTATATTCTTCCTGAGAAGAAAATTCTACGCTTTCAGACAGTGAGCGAAGTTTTTCAACTTGCGTCTCAACAAGACCTTCAGCAACTTCATCGAAAGCAGACTCTCGTTGTGCATCTACAATCTCACTACGGAGTTGAACATTGTTTGCTTCAACAGATTCAAGAGACTCTTCAAGTGAAGCAATCTTCTCTTCCATCTCTGCAACAAGATCAATCTTTTCTTCGGGAACTTCTACGTAGTTCTCAGCAAAAAGACCTTTCAGACCTTCGATAAAGTTTTCTGTGACAGCGACACGATAGTTATTTTCGATAGCGACAGAATTTTCTTCCATCCACTTCTCAACTACGTAGTCCATGTAGTCATTGACTTGCTTGTGCATTTCGTCAATAGACTCAGATACTTGCTCTTCTACTTTAGCTTCAAACTCTTCTTCGATACGAGCAACTTCAAGAACAACACGGTTCTGGACAGCGGCTTCGAAAAGAGTAGAGGCTTTTGATTTGAAATCTTCTGACAGATCATCTTGCTCGCCGAACAATGCATCAACGTCTTCTTTCATAGCGCCTGTAGCACCACCAGTGGTAGGACTAGGCTTAGAAGAACCGCTGTTTGCTACTGTGCCTTGATTCTTAGATGAATTGTCAACCGTAGGCTCATTGCCTACTTGTGCTAGTGTTTTGGTAAGAAAAGAAGACAGGTCTTCGATACTCATATGTGCCATAGCCGCGTTAACTTTCTGCATCATTTCAGATTTGCTAGATTTGGCTTTAACAGTATCGGAGGCGGCAGACTCTTCAACTGTCTGCTCTACGACTTCTTCAACGTTGTTTTTAATTTCTTCAGTCATTACAGTATGCTCCTGTTAAACTTGTATTTGATCTAATTACTATTTATATAAATCGTTATTTTAAAGGCTTTCCGCACAAATCTTTCATGAATCGCTCAAAAAGTTGAAACTTCAACGCTTCATTCAATTTATGGTTGCGAACATTCTTTTCAACTTCTCGTTGCATTTCTTCTATTGATCTTTGAACGACTTTGCCATGATCCCATACCCACTCGACTCCTTCCATGATACCATTAACAAAAGCATCAGGTGCAGATGGATCAGCAACAATGTCAGCCGCAGTGGCAAGATAGAAGTCTTCTTGTACTTCCATAACGCCATCTTTGCCTTCTTTCAATGAACCCATGCCTCGAGAAGACACGCCTAGATTTGCGCCGTCTTCAATAAGACCAGCCGCGATTTGTCCCATAGGTGTAGAAGAAATTTTTGCTTTGCCTATCCAGTTATCACCATCTCTTCGCAATTCAGTGATGATGTGTGATACACGATCTAGATTAATGCTTGGACCATTAGGATGACCTAATTCGCCATACGCACGGCCTTTCTCTACAGTTTCTTTCATGTAGCGATTTACTTCACGCTCCATGATATCAGAACTATATCTACGACCATTGCGGTTTGGAATATTTGCCTGCAAGAAAACACCTTCAATGAAAAGACTTTTCTTACCAGTTTCTTTTGACTCTTCGATGAGTACCTTTACTTTTTCTGTAACTTCTGTAATAAGTTTCATGTTAGTGCCTTTAGTCTAAGTGTGTAAATGCAACAGATGTAGCTAGAACCGCAACATTAGCGCCGATATATTCAGTCGGTTTCTTTTCAAAATAAGAAATCGCTCCAGCTGGAACAGTACAAGAACCAAGAGGAGTTGTACCGTCTGTGTCATATCTAGTTATTACTGCCGCAAGTGCCGCATAAACTCTTACTTGTACAGCGCCATTCAGTGTAGATGCCGCTGTTAATGTTGATTCGGCTGAAAGTAATTTAAGTCCCATGTTCTTATTCCGTTATTGTATTATCTTTATTTATGTTACTTCTTGCCAGTTAAATGCGGCAGCCATTGACGCAGAAGAAGCGTCAGTTCTAGCGACAAGAGTATAAGTGGTTGCTGTTCCTGCTTCTGCATCGCGTTCTAATTGCAAGTCAAATAACGAACCACCAAATTCTAATCCCAATGATGCTTGGTTTGTAATCTCTGCTACGTTACCACCAAGAACTTCACCGCCTGTATATGCTGTAGCGGCAATATCATATTCGACTGACGAATTACTATTAACAGGATTAAAATCTGAATTAGTTAGAGTTGCACCTTTTACAACAAGCAATTCATATAGTCCTGCCGCATCACCTGTTGCCGTCACGCCTTGAATCACCGCAATCGCATCAAGTCGTGTTGACTTCAATCGAATCGACATTAATGGTACAAGTGTGGTGTCAACTGATTTTCTACTGAGTCCTCGTGAAGCATAACCACCAGCTCCGCGAAATTCGTAACCGCCTTCAGAAATCACAGAAGAACAGATTTGTTTTAATGTTGCCGCACTGCCTACGGATGTATTCTCTATCTCGTAACGCAACGGCAATATTGCTGTGGTCATGTAAACGCTGTCGATAAGATTAGCATGATTGAATGTATGACAATGTACGAACACACCGTCAATTACAAAACCACACCGAACTGAACCGACACCCAACCACTCAATATCCATCCAGAATATCTGTGCTTTTGTGATATCTAAAGTTTTCTTGGACGAACCATTTCCGTCCATGATATCAGAGTTCCAATTTGTTTGCTCTACTCTCGTATCTACAGCAGAACCACTAATATAACTTCTTCTTACAAAATAAATTCCATCATCGTCTTGTTCTAAGAAGATACCATTTTCGTCATTATAATATCCAACTCTTTGACGTAAACCAGTTGATTGTGTCGCCATAACTAGCGTGTTGAATATCTGTAATGACTTTCCTGGCTGATATGCAAAAACTCTTTTGCTTTCTCTTATTACTTTTGATCCATTTGTACCATCAACATTCAATGAAACTGTAGAAGCATTTGTGTCAAAGGATGTATTGGCACCAGAAGTTAAATCTTCGCTAAACTTCCCATTGTCCTCATAACGATTGTATGAGTCAAAAAGTGTGAGTGGTGAAGACTGTCTCGCTCGACCAAACGCATCAACGGCAGTACCAGTTGGATTGCCTCCAGAAACTGGACTGCCATCGACATCTGCAAGCATAACAACTTCAAAGAGTGTTTTATTGTCTTGCAGATATTGGTTTGTATCTTTACGAAACTGTGCCATAGATTATTCTGACTTGCTCGCTTTCTTCATTTTAGGATCGACATCAATATCACCGTCATCTTCTTCTGCATCATCGCCGTCATCATCACACTCGCATTCTTCGCAACCACACTCTTCGCATTTTTCTTCGAAAAGATTTGACACAAACTCAGCATATGCTTCTTCATCATTCATCATTTCATCAAGCATCTTTCTTTCATCTTCAGATGCTTCTTCGTAGAATTCTTGCATTGCTTCATCAATCATTGAAACGAGTTTGCTAGGAGAAGATTCTTCGAGTGTGTTTAAAACGTATTCGATTTGATCTTCAGAGAGTTCAGTAGAGGAGAGAACAGATGCGATGTCGGCAACTGAATAATAACCTTCGTATACTTCTTCGTCTTCGCCAGGAGCGTAGCCTTTTTTCTTTCTCGATGCCATCTTAGCTTTATCTTGAATAGCATCGTGTTCTTTTTTACCAGGAGCATCAGTAACTTTAACATTCTCGGTGTGCTTATCAGCAAAGTCTTGTTCGTCTCCGCTTCTAGCTTTATATTTTTCCAATATATTTTTTAAGTTAGACATTACTCAGCTTCCTCTGTCTCTGGGTTAAAAATTTGTTGTGCAATCTCTTCTTTCTTTTGTGCAAGAGCCGCGTCAATTTTTGGCTCGATTGCCGCCGAGAATGCTTTAACTGCCGCGACAGGCTTATCACTTACTGTCGCACTAATAAAATCTGTTACGTCATCGTTCATTTTTCTTCTCCATCACTAGGCACTAATTTATAAACTGGCGCAGTTTGAGGTGTCTCAGTATTCTGATCATCTCGATCATCTCTTTCTTTACTGTCGCCGCCAAAATCCATATCATCTTCACTGTATCTTTGATCATTTTTTTCTGCTTGAATTTCTTTGTCAATCATTTTCATATCATTTTCAGTTTGCTGAAGTATGAACTTTCTGACATAATCATGTGAATAATATTTACCAACATATTCATCCATGTCTCGCATCAATGCAACTCTATCTCGCATGATCTCCATTGATTTGAGTTCTTCGAAATAGTTATCAATTGCATATTTATACTCGATTTCATTCTTCCATTCGCGCCACTCTTCTGGTGTGCAGATGCCTTTTAGAATGAGTTGTCTTTCAAGCACTGAAGTGAATAACTCACTAAACTTATTTCTTATTCTTGTAATAAATTTAGAAAACTTTACTTCATCTCTACTAATTTCTGTTGCTCTACCGAGCGTAAATGTTGAATCGGGCTGTAATCTTGTTGACGGAACATTCAAAGACTTGTATAATAGATTCTGGAAGTATACAATATCTTCAATATCACCTAAGTTTTGACCACCTGGAAGTGTCGTGATTTCTGTTCCTCTGCCACCTTCTCTTCTAGGTAGCCAGAAGTCTTCGAGCATTGTCATGAATTTACGATCATCACGAATTTCTCCAGTAGATGAATCATACACGACTTTGTTCTTAAACTTTGTCATTAAGTCTGCCAAGTATTGTTCTGCTTTCGCTTTTGGCAAACCACCGACATCAACATAAAAAATTCTGCGCTCTGGCGCTCTTGAAATACGATAGATTACAAGAGAGTCTTCCATCGAACGCAATTGATTTAGCGGTCTAATTGACTTGTGTAGATAAGACAATATTAAATTATTATCTGCGTTTTGATATCCGCTCGTACAATATACGACAGAATCTTTCGCAATCTTAATACCTTCAGTAGATTGTCCTGCGGATGAACCGTAAGTATTTACTACTGAACCTGAACGCTTTAAAAACCCAGCTGGATTATAAAGATAATATTCGCCAACTGTTTTCTCAATTGTTACACCTTCTTTGTTTTTTTCTTTCTTTACTTCTTTTATTTTCTTGATGTTTCGTGGATCAACGTAACGAATCTCGATGATGCCATTTTTAGGCTTAGACTCATCGATTATTACATGGTAATATAATCTACCATCAACGTACCAGCGTTTGAAAATTTCATAGCTGTAACGATTGAATTCCAGCAGATTCAACACCTGCTGGAATTCTTCATCAATTTTTTTCTTGATACCTGCCGAAACACTCAAATCATCTAGCAGAATAGATATAGTCTCTTCTTCGCTATCTTCAACAATTGCCTCGTTGACAATATCAGATATTGCCAAATCGATGACGGGATCAAGTGAAATTGCTCTATACTTGTTAACAAGCTCCGCCTCAGTGCGAACTGAGCCGTCTAGATCAACATACGTGCCATAAACTCCACCTGCCGTTACGACAAGTGAACCGTCATCGTTAGAAGGAGGAGCGAAAGATACTATTTTCTTCTCTTCGCGCTCCTCTCTCTTACGAGTTATTTCAAAACCAAATAAATCCATAAAGTAAACTCCTGTTTAGTAACTGATATTATTTATCAGTCTTATACAACAGGTAGCATGTAATCAAATGCCCATGTAACTGTAAACGTGGCAATTGTATCAGTTGTATTCCAATCAAGATCCAATGTACCTACATCAGTTGGCCAAATACCCACTAAGAAGTGATTATGGATTGGTGATGCAGATCGTTTTCCATAAAGCTGTACTATGCCTATGCCCTTGTACTGTGAAGGAGTTTCGCCTCTCAGGTTAGGTTCGCCTGAGTTGATTTTCTCCGACCATGACTCAAGATGTTTTCTCAGAGCCATATCTTCAGTACAAAGAACAGTTGTGGTCCATTCAGCATAAGTTCTGTCGCCAGCAAGTTTGATTTTACGACCAAAGTAAGGCGCCTCAACAACGCCAACAGTCTGTGCAGGTACCGAAGTAGCCTGCACAACAACTCTTGAATCAAAACCATGGGGACCTGCTAAGATTACGCTGAAAAGTGACGGCCGATAACCGTCACTTGCAAATGCGCCTTTAAATTCTTCTATTGAAAAAGCCATTTAAATTTCTCCTACTTGTTAGAGTTTGTTGTATTTATACTATTTATTAGAAATTACCGATAACTTCGGAGAATTCTACACCAGTTCTAACAGCGATGAAATTC